CGCTCCTTAATGATTTCAAAATTTAGGACCAACTCAATCCTGTTACTCGCGTCCCGCTTCAAAATTTCCGGGCTTCCTCGGGCTTTAATAAGCAGATACCGGGTGCCGGATAACGTTTGTTCATGCAGTCCGTGAAGTGCCGCCATCACCTCTCTGATCTTTGACCGGGCCGCCGCATAGCTCTTGTTTCGCACCCGCACTTGCAGCCCCGGGTATTCGCCGTTCCAATGCAAATCGGGCGGCGATCCGGCATACTCAAAAAGAGCGATGCAATTGTCGGGCTGGTCCGGCATCAGCCCAATGCAGATATCGTCTGCCGTTCCTATACCCTGTGCCTCCAGATACGCGCTTATCTGCTCCAGCATGCCATCACCCCTTGCTCCTCAATGCTTGCTTGACTTGCCTCTCTACGTAATCGGCCACCTTTTTCTTGTTCCGCCGGAATGGATCCTCAAGGTATTTCGCCTTACCACCTCGCGGGTGAGCATACCCGATTTCTTCGTGCTGCTTTCGTGCGTACGGGGTGTTGAAACTGACGTAAACCGACGGATCCTTGCTAATCGCATCTTTGACAAATGCCCGCTTGTGCCGTTTTTCCTGTCCGCCCTCTTTTTTTCGTTTCGCGTCCTGGTGGATTTTGCCCGAATCGCGGGGNAGCCCACCCCGTGTCACCGTTCCNCTTCTGCGCAGGGTGCCGGTATCGATCGGCGTTTCGTCGATGGCCTCGGTCAGGATAGCCTCCCCGCTGACCATCAATGCCTTCATGGCCGCCTCAACCGCCACCTTTTCCGCCTTCTTGCCATACCATTTCAACCGCGATTTTCTGGTCATAGCGACACCTCCCGGTGGCTCACGGCCCCGTCGAGGCCGGGAACGACCGAAACGGCTATAACCGGCCACTTCCGGCCCGCGTGTTCCAGATAATCGCCGACAACGACGTGATCGACGCAAAACACCCGGGTTTCCGACACCACTTCCCGGCCCTCCTTGTCGCGCACCAGGTGGCGCGCACCTTCCCAGCGTACGGGAATGGTCTTGCTGTCCGTCACCGGTTCGCCGTATTGATTCCGGCCGATTTTTCTGTGCCAGACGGCGGTTTGCGTCAGGTAATTGTGCATCATTTTATGCCCACCGCCCCGAGCAACCAGGGGCGTAGTAGTTCCTTCGCCTCCCGGCTTAACAGATCACTGCCGCCTGCTGTTGTGCTGCCCGCGCCCGCGTATGTTTCGCTCACACTGCCGACCGTGACCGATGTTACGCCCTCGGCCTGCAGTTTACGCCGCTGACTTTCGCCCTGCGCGGCAAGGATAGCAAGCGCTTCTTCGCAGCAGGCGTGCTTGACCGCTTCCGGCACGGATGTATCGGGATAACGCGGGAACGCCCGGGACTGTTCCGGGTCTGTTTTCCAGCCGCTCAAGGGTAGTCGGTCTATCGCGCGCGTGGCCATGGTCAAGGCAATAGGTTTGATGTTATTGCTCGCCCTGTCCCACGCATCGGCAAACAGCCGGACGGCAAAATATTCAGTTGCTTCCTCTATCGTTGCGTAAGCCATTTTGCCACCCCTTCTTAACCCTCTGCTTCTACTGCTTTCTGCTTCGCCACCTCGTCGATGAACAACTCACGGACTGCCGCGATCGTCTCAAAATCCCTACCCGCAACCATCGCGGTCAAAACGGGCGATTTGTCGGAAAGCTCATCATAGTCGCCGCCGGCATCGTAGATTTCCGCAATGCCGATTACGGTCTTGTGGTTGCCGAGTGCCGTTTCCATGTCGCTTGTATTGTCCGCGGCATTGACAGCCAAGATCGCGGCTTCCTCAAGCCCCGCCTGTGTTAGCACGGCTGTATCAAATGCAGTTTTCACGTCCCCGACACTGGCAAAGTTCTTGCCCTGCAGCGCGTCGTGCACGACAGGTTTGCCCGTCTCGTCGTCCAGTGCGCTGTAGTCATCCATCCCGTCGTCATCAATCCCATAGACGTCGAAATATACCGCCAGCACCGCCGCCACTTCCTCCAGCTTCGCGGCATTGATTGCCTCCAGCGCCTCGGTTTCAAGCTCTGTTTCAGCCGCGTTCTCGACAAATACTGTCAGCGCACTGGCGGTAGCAAACTCACCGTTGTCTGATATTTCTGTTATTACCGCATCGCAGACGGTCTCCTTGCCGTCATCGCTCAGCCGCAGATAGTTCTCCGTGTCAAGCTCCAAAATTTCGGCAAAATTAAGGAGCGCTTCTTCCATCCGCCCGGCAGTTTTGGCCGCATTGACAACCAGCAGGGCATATTCTACCGCTACCTTCTCGCTCAGCGCCGGATTGAACACTTCGGCAACAGCAAGCCTGCTTGCATAGCCGCCATCACCTGGTTTTTCTGACAGCAGTTCGCTGATTATTGCATCCTTGTTTGCACTTGTCAGCCGGTTGTAGCTGACCATGTCCAAATCCATCCTCTTGCCGTGCGCCAGCAGCGCCGTTTTCAGCTTGCCGGTGTCAGATCCCGCATCGTTGATCGCCTTAACCCCGGCTGCGTAGCGGCGCGTCCGCTGAAATCGCATCAGGTCTTTTTTTCTTGCCACTCAAAACACCTCCAAAATTAAGGGCGGGATACCCCCGCCCCTTTCTTACTCGCCTCCGCTACCGTTCAACTCATGAACAAACGCCACCATCCGGATCGCCTTTTCCTCGTAGACCCGGTACCAGTTCGTGCCTTCTTTTAACGCATCGTTGTCCGGAGATTTTTTATCCGAGATCGAGCCATTATAGCGGATTCCGCGCGGGTGCAAGATGAACGTCTTGCGGTTGACAAGGTAATCCTCGCCCGCCAGGCTGTCGCGCGCAACCTCGGTCGGCACGAACCCAACGGGGCTGCCGTTGCCCAGGGCTATTGCCCCCGCCCCGAACAGGTAGGTTGTGTATTTTTCGCCGTCCACAGGGCAGCCGTCATCGACGATGACCCGCTTGCCCATGAAGGTTTTCATCGCTACCTTGCCCTCGGAGTCCCTTTCGGTCTGGATAAGGTCCTGTTTGGCGAGGCTGGCCTCGGTCGCGCTGTGCATCAATACCCCGGTCAGCTGCTCTTTTGCATCGCCGAGCTTCTGCGCAGCATCGACAAAAGAGGCACCGTTGATGGTGCCGTTGTCCGATGTGATGTCGAGCACCAGGCCCGCCATAGACCCACCACCGCCATCCCCCTCCGCCTTGAAGATTCCCTCAAGGACGGATAGAAGCGCGGTTTGCAGCCGGCGCGCCCAGTAGCTTGCCACCAGATCAGCGATAACCCGCATCGGATCATCCCCGGCAAGGTTTGCTGCAAGGTCATTTGCCGCCCATACCTGCCCACGGCGCAGTATTACCGCGATATCCTTCCCGGTCGTGATTTTGTTCGGAGACAGGGGTTCGCTATCGTCCAGCACCTCGTCGGCCGTGTTGGCCAGATCNTTCCAAAACGGCATATTGACAGTCGTTGCCGGCTGNGAAGCCAGNGCGTCAAACTCNGCCGAATTCTCCACTATTCCGCTCTGCACCAGCGCGGATAATTCCATCGTCCTCTGTACGACATACGGCGAAAATATCTCGGGGGTTACCACGTCCGCCATACGCGTTACGTTTAATTGTCCACTCATAATTCACTTCTCCTTTTTTAGAATTTTACTCCCGCCTCTTTCTTCAGCCGTGCCGCAAGTGACGGGTTTTCTTGCAGCAGTTTTGCCTGCTGGGTCAGGTTGAACGTGTCGGCTTTCCACGGGTTTGTATCCCCGTCTCCCGCATCGGCAGGATTTGTATTACCGCCGACGTTTTCGGGGTCCTTCCCGTTGTCAAACAGGTATGGGTCACTTTCCCTGATCGACTTGAGCTGATCTTCGAGCCCGAGCAGCTGCTCTCCATCAAGCTTGATCTGCTCCATGTCGAGCAGGGCTTTGACAGCTTTAGCGTTCTTGGCCTTGGCTGTGGTCAGCGCCCGCTCAACGGCGAAGTCCATCTGCATCTTTGCAACCTTAGTCTGCCATTCTTCGCCGGCCTTCTTGTTCTCAGCCTGCAGCTGCTCAATCTGCTTTTTCAATTCCTCGCTGTTGCCGGCCGCCTGCTTCAACTGCTCAAGCTGCGCGTCCCTGGCCTGCAAGTCAGTCTCCAGCCTCTTCTTTGCCTCTGCCGTTTCGTTGTACTTGTCCTTTGGGATGAAGTGTTTCGGCAGCTCCTTGCTGATGTCGGTAATCAGTCCGTCCAGCTTCGCCTCTTCAATTCCGGCTTTTTTGAGTAGTTCTTTTAACCAATCCATGATCAAATCTCCTTTCCTGTTACTTTTTTATACTGGTCAGTACCAGTTCTCAGGTCTTGTCTCTTTATGCCCTGACAATACGAAAGAAGGGCAGAAGAAAAAACGACGCTGTTAAACTATGCTTTGCTGTTGCGTATGTTCCGCAATACGTTTCCTTGCTATTTCGCAGTATTCTTCGCTAATGTCAATGCCGATATAGTTTCGCCCGTTTAGTAACGCCATTTTAGCTGTCGTACCGCTTCCCATAAACGGGTCTAACACTAAATCACCTTCGTTACTCCAACTTAATATATGGTCTTGTGCTAATTGTTCAGGAAATATTGCGGGATGGTTATATTTTGTATTTGATACGGGCATTTCCCACACATTTCCCTTAATTTTTTCGGATTTTGTTACCGTCACTTCGTTCCTATTCCTAACTGCCGAACCTTCTTCTTTATTTGAATTTTTTCGGTTTCTGATTTGTCCCTTTGTTGCACAAGGAATTTTGATTGGGTTAAACGTTTTAGGCGAACCTTTCGAAAATACGAACATATATTCAAAATGCTGTTCGTAACGATTGTGTGTTAATGGTATAGGATTTGTTTTTTTCCAAATCATCGTATCATGCAAATTAAATCCCATTTCTTTAAAATATAATGCTTGTTTAAAAGATGTTCCTGTTTCGCTACCATTTACTGTCGCATCGCCTACAATCCATACCACTACGCCACCTTGTTTCGTCACTCGATATAATTCCTTTGCTACACTTTCAAAATCCCATGTAAAGCCTTTATATGTGCGTAGATTGTCATATGGTGGTGATGTTACTGTTAAATCAATACACTCGTTAGGTAATAGTTTAATTCCCTCCACGCAATCCATACAGTATATCTTGTTTATTTCTAACATTCATCTACCTCCTTCCCGCACCCTCCTTTCATGTACAAAACAGCACCCCTGGAGTATAATTTATCCCAGAGGTGTTTTTTGTGAGTGATTTTAACTGGTACATGCCCCAGGACGAGCTGTCCGTCCACGTAGGCATTAATCATCGTCTCAGCTTAATCTATCAACAAGGCTTAACCCCCTCTTTGATCCGGCTTGGCAAAGAACATACCCGCCTGTTCTGGAAAGAGTGCGGTCACTGGTATATCCCACGCCCTGGTACAAAACCTAATATGGGTAATGCTGTCTGGGTGCTTGAGAAAAGCTGCTACTGCTACAAGAGCCGGGTGCTTATACCTATGCGGTTTAATGATCCTTCCATTTATGGCATTGCTGTGGAAGGTGTTTAGAGAATTGCATCCTTCGGAGCTTGTATAGTAATTTCTTCCCATCTTTTCCCCTGCCGGATGCACTCCTTATACATTTCCTCCGCATTCTTAAATTTGGGCGGAACCTCGAACGTGCTTGCAAGTGCCTTTATTCCGTATTTTTTAAGGTATTCTGCTGTATAGGGATGTGTCTTTTTTATCTCATCATAATAACTCACTCAAACACCTCCTGATACACTTTCTCAAGAGCATTATACCTTTCGGGAACAACTTCTTTCAGTAAGGAAAGCATTTTATTATTATTAGTTACTTTAAGCGTGCAAAAATCAGCCCATGACTCAACATTGACCATAAATGCTTTATTACCTGTAACCGGTCTTTGCCAATACTCTTTTGAGTGTCCTCCGTATATCATTGACGCCCCGTTATAGTCTTGTGTGATGCCGCTCAATATGTCTGACACTTCGCCAAAGCCAGCCTCCCCTAGTCTTTTGATAGTCTCCTTTGCCCATTTGTTGTATTTTTTGAACACCTCGATACCTTCTTCTGCAAACCAGCCATCCTCAATTTTTGTTCCTATTTTTTTTGCAAAGCTTTCAAGATCACGAGCACTTGCTTCGAAATCTATTAGTTCTTGCAAATACTTTGATGCACTATCTACTTCAATATCAAAATAATACCTCTCGTCACCAATTCTTATAATTTTTTTGATTGCGCCAACATCTATCGCATGAGCTGTTTCATGTATAATGTTAGACTTCTCCTCGTTTTTGCCAATAACCACTTTATCCGCTTTCGGGTTATAATGTGTGTCCTTATTGTCCGGTACAATTTCATAAGTGGTTTTTTTGAAGGCTTCTGTCCATTTCCTTTTTTCTTTTGCGGGCAGCCTTTCAAGGTCATTTGCTATCTCTTTTGCTTGCTCTTC